TCATGCCTTCGTTGGCATAGGCGCGCATGGCCGATGTGACGGCATTGGCTATGACCTGCGTTTCGCCCAGCCCGACAGCCGCCGCCCTGGCCGACATGGTGAGCACATCAAGCGCCTGTGCGCCACGCTCACCAGCAGATGTGACGAAGTAGAGACCCCTGGCTAGTTCTGCGGGTGTACGACCGACGACAGGCGCTAGGGCAAGCAGGTCTTGACGCCAAGCATCAACCTGGTCACGTGCGATGCCGACCAGCGTTTCAACCTTCGTCATCTCGGTGTCGAAGGTTGTGGCTAGCTTGACAGTAGCACCCGAGATAATGGCCATCGGTAGGCTCAGCCGACTGAGGCTATAGCCAATCGTGTTCAGCCGACGACCGAAGGCTTCAAGCCGTGCACCTGCCGTCTTCAGCCCAGTATTGAACTGAGTGGAGTCTAAGCCAAGAATTGCAACGAGGTCGCCGACTTTGAGTGCCATCAGTTAACCTTCTTCTTCTCCAGCTTGGCTCTCACGTCTTCCCATGCCTGCTGTTTCTCAAACCGGGTGTAGAGCGCCTGGCCGAGTAACCGCTTAGGTGTGATACGCTGCTTCGTATGTGGCTGTAGCAAATGAGCCACCGCCCAAGCAGCGAGTTCTAGGTCTCGCCGTTGTCGGGCGATGGCTCCCTGTGCGGCGTCTCGGAACTCCGCTGGTGTGAGCGCCCAGAACTCGCGTGGCGTCAGTCTCAGTTCGCCGAGACCGAACTGCCTTGCGCTTCGCCAGTCCCAGTCACCGGAGTTGTCGGCTCCGGTATCGTAGGGTTTTCGCCGCCGAACGCCTCGGCCAATGCCTTGCCGACCTTCTCCATCGCGTCGGTCATCGACATCCCACCAGGGCCTATCCACGCGCCTACGTCCGTCTCCTTCAGTTCGGCGTCTTCATGGATGAGGCCAGCCCACAGCAGGGTGCGTATCGTCTTGATACTAACTGTGACGTTCGCAAGCTCTGCGAGGGGGATGCCTAGTCGTTCTTCGATTTCCGCTAGTGCATTCAGGTCGTAACGCAGCTGCCTGGTCTTTCCGTTTAGCTCTATCGCTACTCCGTATCCGCTCATCAGCTACTCGTGCTCTGTGTCAATACGCCTGTGCCCACCATGTCGATATCTACCGCAATGGCATCATCATGGGGGCTGCTTGGGTTCCAACCACTGACATATCCGTAGCCCTTGTATATCGGGAACTGGCTGCTCGTACCTACGGGATAGAACTCGATGCTCTGCTTCGTGCCGTTCACCAGCGCGTTAAACAGTGCTTTCTGGCTCGCGTTATCGCCCGCATAGAGATAGCCCGCTGAGGCCGTCCAGCCTCGGATGCCAACGAGAACTTCGCGGTGGCCCGAACTGTCACGGCTGGTCGCATCGATTTCCGACATCTCGCCGCTGATGTTCCATTCGCGGATTTCCGCAATCTTCACAGGCGAGCCGGTCGTCCCAGCGTAGAAGTAGCCCTTGTATCCTGCTGTTGCTCCTGTAGCCATCTATCTGTCTCCCTTACGCCGTCGTCTGGGTTAGTATGCCAGTACCGACGAGGTCGAGGCTGACGCCGATGGCATCATCGTGTGGCCCAGTCGGGTTCCAGCCAGTGACGTAGCAAGTGCCCGTGTACTTCGGGAACGCGCTTGTGCCCGCTGGATAGATTGCCAGGTCGCAGGCGTACCCGTTGTACCACGCCTTGTAGAGTTCGGTCTGGGTACTGTGGGTACTACCGAACAGATATTCGGCTGAAGCCGTCCAGTTACGGATACCGACAAGAACCTCACGGTGGCCGCTGGAGTCACGGCTAGTGGCGTCGATTTCCGACATCTCACCACTGATGTTCCACTCGCGGATTTCGTCTACCGTTCCAATCGTCCCGGTGGACGGCGCGAGCTGACACTTACCCGCGTATCCAGCCATCGCTGCTGTCGCCATTTAGTCTTCTTCCTTGTGTTTCGGCTTGGGCTCGTATCGCTCCTTGACCTCTTCTGCCCTACCGCGCTCAATCCAGCGGCGTGCCACGTCGTTAGCGAACTCGTAGACTTCGCCTTCTCGGTAGTAACCGCCACCGCCACGCGGAAAGTTCTCCAACATTCGTATCTTCATATCAACTCAGCCCACCACGCTCCCGCCGCTGTAGCTTCTACGCGACACGCATCAACAAAAGGGACGGAGAGTCCCGCCGCCTGGACTCGTCCGTCCCTTGCTTACGGCCTAAACCTAGTCTAACTGGTGCGCGACCACAACGCCCTGAAGTTACACACCCAGTGTGGTCGTTCGTGTGAATCCAATTCCAGGAAGAACGGTTCCTGTTCTGCCCAGACACCCGCATAGTACCAGCTCGAGTAGGTGCCCGGTGCCAGACCATGCAAGTCCAGTTTGATTGCTTCTATCTTCGCACGGCCTTCGGTGTACGCCGAACTGCCGTTCCGTAGGCTCTCACCGCGTACACGCACCTGAAAGCTCGGGAAGTCAAGTTCCACGCGCCCCATCGGTGGCCCACCTGGCGTCTCAGTCAAGGCGACTATCTTGTCCTGTATCGCCGTCGAGTCTGGCAGATGCGAGAGTGCAAGCAGCCAACCGTCAACGCCAGAACTGGACGCGATGCCCTGCGTAGACAGGCGCGTACCGATTTCAGCTAGTAGTGCCACCTATCCACCTAGCGCCGCCCGTATCCGACGGCCTATCCTCTCTGCCATGCCCGCCCACGCCTTCTTGAACGGCTCTTCCAGGTACTTGTTCCGTGTCGGTGGCTTGTGCCGTGCTGTCAGGTTCTCATGGACGTAGATAGCGTATGGCGCAGCCGCACCACCGTAAGAGAGAACCACACGCACGAATCGCCCGATCTTCTGCGGCAATGTAACGTGGCCGCTACTCTTGAGGGTGCCAGTATCCACGGGCACAACCAACTTGCTCTCGCCCATGATGCGCTCGCCCTCTTCGTAGAGTGCTTGGCCTAGCACGTGCTCTGCCCGCACACCCAACTTCTTGAGGTTCTGCTTCATCTCGGCTGTGCCCTTCAACCGAAACGTCGTTGCCTTAGCCACAATAGACCGTAACCGAGTGCTGTCCGTCGCCGTCTGCCCAGCGGTCAACCTTCAGGATGCGTGGCTGTGTACCGTCGGGCAGCGTTATCCTATCGCTTTCCGCCGCACTGGCCGAAGACGACGGGATGTAGACTGTCGTTTGGCTGGCGACTTCCTTGCCGCCTGGCGTGACTACCAGCTTCGTCTGATACGTGACCAGCGCCGAGTAGCTGGCTGACGTGCCGTAGGTTGGCTCCGCGTAGAGTCCCATCGTACTCAACGGCTCCAATGTCACCGTATGGGGTGCCATATCGGAGTAGTCACGCAGTACCGTCATACGTCGCCTAGCCGCTCGTCCTCAGCCGAACTCTGTGTACCTGGCGTATCCTGAAAGCCGACTGCGAAGTCGGCAGGTGTGCGGTCGGTGTCTGCTTCGACCGTCTGCATGTCGCTCTGGCTGATACCGCCGCAATAGGGTACGACCCGCGTTGCGATTTCAGTTCTCAGCCGTTTCGCTAGCTCTGTATAGTGTGTGTACTTTTGACTGTGCTGTTCAGCTAGCGGGCCGACCCGTTTGTCCATCTTGCGTGCGTACTTCGCCGCTATCGACTCGGCACAGATGGCAGCCGCCAGGTGCTTGTTGCCCTCGAGCGCGATGGCCGCGTTTATCTCCTCATCCTGCAAGAGCTGGTCGGTGTAGACCGTATCGCCGACACGCCAGCGCACCCAGTCCTTGGCCGAAGCGTTCGGGTCTTTGTAAGACCAGCTCATGGCAACGCCGCGAAGTAAGCGTTAAGCGCACCGCTAGTCGTGTTTACTGTCACCTCACCCCAGACCTGAGCAACGGGAATGCCGGGGTCTGCGGTGCTATAGGCGACCATGCCGTCGTCTGTACTCCAGGTAACGAGCGTAGTGCCCAACTGTGCAACCGTACTACCAGCGGCAGAGCCATACAGCACGACGGTACACGCTGCCGACTGGCTACTACTCGCAAGCGTACAN